GCAGAAGCGGTATCCGGCCTGTTCAACCAGCGAGCGCACATAGCTGATGTCGCAGCCGTGGTTAAACTTCTGGATTCCGGTTTCACCATTTTGGGTCTGGGTGTGTAGAGATACAGCAGTTTTCTCCACAGCTTCCTGACGCTGCAATTCTTTGCTGTAGGAAACCGCCAGCTTTACGCTGAACTTCTGTGCGGTATTCTCGCGGTGGCAGAAGTCACTAAGAGCTTGATCGTCTTTTACACGGCTGAAGAACCACGGCTGAATCCATTTGTGGTTCTCATTCACATCAGCGAGCCATACGCCTTTGGCGTGCAGCTGGGCAATCAGATAGTCCACGGATGCGTTCAGCTCTGCTTCGTTCTTTAGCTTTGCCGGAATGATGACGCGATATTTCTCAAGTTTTCCTTTTTGAAAACTGTGGGACGTATGCGCGAAATAGGTGATGCCCATGCTACTGAGTGCATCACATACACTCGCCATAGGAGGCGCACCTGATGTGATCTCGCCTGTCTCTGGGTCCAAGGAGCTGTCACCATCAAGGATGATAAGCTCGCCTGACAATAGATTTTCTGTAGTCCTGCGCTCGCCAGCAAGCTCACCGCCGCGCACATAATAGGGGCCATCCTTCTGGCCCACCTTCGGCTTCTTCAGCCGACCTTTAAGCTTTTCCCAGTCAAACTTGACGGCTTTGAGCTTCGCATCTGTAGCGCCCCCTGTAGCGCAAGCCAGCATGAGCATTGTGTTTTCGCCGTCCGTATGTGCTATATTTTCCAACATGCCGCGATGTCCTCCCCTGTCGCGGTAAGGCGGGACGGGCGTTCCCTCGTCGCTCGTCCCGCCACCTTAACAGGCTACCTCAATCAAAATTCTTCGAAGTCATCAGCCTGAACCTGCTTTGCAGGTTTGGCCTTTGGCTGTTCAGCAACGGGAGCCGGAGCTTCCGTGAAAGCCGCAGGCGGCTCAGTCCAGCCAGAGATAACCATATCAGGAACCTTGAAGCGAAGCTCCCCCTGCGGGGTCGTGATCTTCACAGGCTTCGTGCCATTGATGGAGATCACCGGCATCTTGCCAGCGTTCTTGTCAGCCGCCGACAGATACTCGTCGTGAAGCTTGTCGATCACGCGCAGGACCGTCTTTGAAGTCGGGGAGAACTCGCGCAGACCATGCTCTTTGAAGAACACCTTGGCGCGGATTGCCTGCTTGTGATCCGGTGTCGGCTGCGCTGGGAACTTCTCGCCAGCTTTGACCATGACAGCCGAGTATGTGGGAGCGAAGCTGATCCAACCCACTTCCAGATTTTCAAAGTCGATCACGACCTTGGTAGGGAGTTCCACCTCGACTTCTGTCTTTTCCCACTCGCCTGGCTTCTGGCCCGGCTCGCGGTTGATGCAGATCATGTCGCCTGACTTTGCGTCAAACTTCACGACGGGGAGAAACTTGGAGCCGCTCGTGCTGGCTTCCGTGCTAAATCCTAATGCCATTGCTTTCTTCCTTTTACCAAATTGCCACTGTGTCCCCGTGGCCGGGATTCCTTAGTGCGACTTCTGATCTGCGAAGTATTGGTTCAGCGCGGCTTGTACGTCCCGCGTAAAACCATCCAGACCCTTCATCGCTTCCGTCTTTGTGGTCGCTACCTCTGCGATGAACTCCGTCACGAAGATCAGCATCGCTAATGCAACCACATCAAGCGGCTGGCCCTGAGCTACATCGTCAAACTGATCGACCAGCAGCTCAGCGTTTTCCATTACCTCGTCTTTCATTTCATCGCTCCCCAGTACGCCATGCACGCGGCGTCAGCACGCCCGTCATCCTTTTTACGGGCAAACATTTGCGCGTAAGCAGGGAATAGTTCCGCAGCCCGTAGGCGAGTGGCATCCTTACCATCGCGTGCACCAACCGCTTTTTGCCATGTTTGGGGCGTGACGTAGGTGACAGGAACTTGCAACGCCGCGAGCACCCCTTCGTACATCCCGACGCCCCGTCCAAACTGGAACATTGAACTGACGCCTTGGCCGGGCATTGCTCCAACCTTTTCAAGTATTGCAAAAACAGGCGAACGCGAACGGATGATGGCTGCGAGCATTTGCGGAGAGATTTCTGCTTTTGTTTTAGCGCCACGCTTCACCTCCACAATCGGGCAGTCCACAATGTCCATATATCCGCGCTCTGGATCAAAGAACGCGAGCGCACCTTTTGCGCCTGGGTCGATGGCAAGGATCATTTCCTCACCACCTTCAGCTTATAACCAACCGCATCCAGCAGCTTGACCATAACGTCCCACGTTACAGAACGACCGTAGCGGTGCGTTGCTGCGTAGGTAGCATGTGACAAGCCAGCACGATGCCCGATCTCGCGGAGAGACCAGCCGTGATCCTGTCGAGCCTTCTCGACAATTGCTAAGAGTTCTTGCTGGTCCATCTCAAACCTCAAACGGTTCGGGCATAGCCCATGACGGAATCGAAATTTCCTCAACATCTGTGTTGTAAGACTTCACGATCTTCTGGCTTAGGAACAGATCGTAGTTGTCTGCGGCTTTCTTCATGGATGCAGCACCAGCGCGCAAACTATCTGACGATAGAGCGTAGATACCAACCATGTGCGGAAGCTCAGACTCCACAGCAATAAACACGAACTGCTCCAGCGGATTGCCGGTCAGCCGTCTAAAGCCCATCGCGTAATGAGATGCCTGAATGTGATACTGGAAGTTTGCGATCTGCTTGGAAAAACCTTCAGGCGAAGCATCCTGGCATGTCTTAACGTCGAACATTGTCCGTTCAGCCAGATAGTCGATGCGAGCTTTGCATTGGACGCCATATTGCTCCCAGAGCATTGTCGCTTCAGCCTTGCCTCCCTTGACTCGCTTCTTGAAATACGGATGAGCGCGAACAGCTTCTGCAATTGCACGGCAGCGTTCTCCTTGATAGTGGTCGATGATTACTTTGCCGTCGCTGCTGAGGCTGAATTGTTCAGCGGCTTCTTTGCCGATCTTGGTGCGCTTGTCGAGCTTCGGCTCGATGGCGATTTCAGCATCAAACAGCTCAGGCTCAAGGATTGCTGTATGTACAGCCGTGCCGAGCTTCATAGCTGCGGTCGGGGCTTTGAACCCTTCACGCGATGCAAAGTAATGAGCCGGTGACTTCAGCAGCAGCTTTGCGCCAGATGCTGACAGTGCCTCAATAGAGTGATATTCCTTCGAAGGCATATCGTAGATTAGTTCATTTCTCATTCTTCTTCCCCTTCAGCGTCATCGCTGGAATTTCCTGCGTTGCAATCTTGGGCACGATCATCTCTTCCACAAACTCACCGCACCAGTATGTGCGACCAACCTTGATGGATCGTGGGTAACGCTGGCAGTCCAGCGTCGCGCCTTCCCGATTATGCGAATACTTGCAGTCTCTACAGTCAGCCATTTTAGTTCCCTCGTGATTCGTAAACAACGGTAGTCGTATTAAGCACGCCTACGCAAGTGAGTTATTTTTTCCTGCACATCTATTCGTAGTTCAAATCCCAGTGCGTTTAAGCAGGCTTCCAAGTCCGTGATCTTGGGCGTAGTCCTCGTCCTCCAGCTCCTCAAGGTCGAGCGGTCTAAACCCGTGATTCGGGCCATTCTCGAGTCCGAAACTCCCAGTACATCCATATTTAGAAACAGCTGTCTTACTAATGGATGGCAATTCTCTACGTCCCTCATTTCTTTCCTCCCTGCAATCAATCAGAGCCTTTGTGGCTTCCCAGATGATTTCACGCATAACTGATCGCGAAGCTGAAGTGTGTCCCCACTCGTTCCGCAAGCAAATCTCAAGACTTTTAATCAGACCATCATACTTGAAGCTCATTTATCCCTCCGTGGCGGGAAGTCCAGCCAGATCGAATACAGCACAAAGGCAAAAGCCAGCAGCAGAAGAAACAAAGAAAAGGCGTGCCAATCGCTCATGATTACCTCGCAAGAATCCACAACCCGATATTGCTGAAGGCATATCCTGCATAGGCCATTGCCATGCCGGTGTTTCCCTTCATGCCCTGCTCAAGCGCGACATAGGCATATATCGCTCCGGTCAGGATGATGAGCCACGCGCTCATTTGTCTTCCATAAACGTTAGCTTCGGCAGGCTAATCTTCTGATGCTTCAGCCGTGCTCCGACAGACGCTTGTGCAGACCTCCACACCGCTGGTTTCTTACCTTGGCCCGGTGCTTTCTTGTAATGCGGCTCCCATCCGTCTGGATGATCCCACTTCGATACGATCTTCTTCATTTTATTTTCTCCCAATCCCTGCAAGCAGCAGCACCCATGATGAAACCTGATAGGCCGACGAAAATGATAAAGATGGTGTCCATCATGCTAGTTCCCATCTTTCTTCTCCCCTAGTGCAAAAAACTTTGTAGGTTTTGGGCAAACGATAAATTCAGTTGTAGTCGTTTCTGGCTCCCAAACGGTCCAAATAAAGTCCATCGTTGGAGAAGATTTTTCCGCTCTCCTTTGGTCAAATTGAGGACGCCAATTCAAGCACAAAATTTTAGACGGACGGCGGTCATAGAACAATTTAGTTCTTTTTGCGGAGTGCCAATATGTAGATTTAAGCAACATGGCTGCATATGGGTATTCCGTTGCTTTTTTGATAAACTCAACAGACAAACTGAATGGAGGATTGGTTACACAAGCATCTGCCTCCAACATCTGAGATGTTAAAAAATCATTTCCTGTTTGAATATCCGTGCCTATTACATTTGTAAATTTTGTTTTCAAAACATCAACCATGTGGTTTTGGCCGCAAGCTGGCTCCCATACAGTTATGTTTGTAGGCCATGATATATTTTCCAAAAACGCAAATGTTACTTCGCTTGGGGTTGGATAAAAATCATTTTCATTGCGATTTTTCCCATGCCCAATAATTGTTGAACCAGATAAGCTCATTCTTTCTTCTCCCCTAGTGCGGCGCGGCGATGTTTCATTAACGCGCCAAAGGCATGTTGAAACGCTACCCAGTCGCAGTTTTTTTCAATAATCTTTAATTCGCTTGATGTAAGGTTTGGCGAAGCAATACTTTCCAGTTGCTCAATGCGGTCGGCTGCAACATGGTTGACGTATTGAATAGAGCCGTCTGGCATTTTAATTGATACATCGCCAGAACGAAGATGCTTCACAAGATCGTCGGTCATTTCCGCGCCTCCATCATGGCATCGGCAATGGCAAAAGCCTTGGACGCAATCTCTTTTGGGTCAAACTCCTTCGTATTGACACCAAATAGCGCCGCCATCGCGAACTGGTCGCGCAAAGTAGCAACAGGGCCTTGCGGGCCAATGTGGTAAGTTGGAATCGGTTTTTCTGCGATTGTTTTGTAGTCGCTCATTTCTCCCACTCCCCCTTAAGAACCTTCACAGCAAAAGCGCCGGTTGGATAAATCCCATCGTAGACTGACGATCCAGACTCACGCGGATAGCGTTCCATCTGGACAATCTGGTTCAAGCCGCTGCGGTAGTATTCCGCTTTCTGCTTGTAGTAATCGAGTTCGGCCCTCACCGACTCAATGTCATCATGCTGTAGTTTCATCGCTCCCATCGTCCTTCCCCTCACTCATCACTTGGGCCTTATGCCCGCAATAATCTTCGTCCCAATGCTCATTCCCACATGGATCAGGACACCAGCAGGCGTACTGGCGCAACGCATCTCTGTACTCCTGCTCTCTCATTTGCTGACGGCCAAAAGCCGCCAGCATGTCGTGGATCACGGCACGGTTGAACATCAGCACATCGCTGGCGTCAGAAGCGAGCCGTCGCTGCATCATGTCCAAATAAAACTGGACGTTCATTCCATACCTCTTTGAATTGCAGCCTGTCCTAGCGGCGTGTCGGCAAGCATACCGAGCGCAGCCATATAAGAATCAAGAAGCGCCTCTTCTTCAGCGCGTTTAGCTGCATCTTTCGCGCGGATAGATACAACCTTCCGGATAATCTTAGGGTCAAAGCCCATCGACTTGGCTTCTGCATAAACTTCCTTGATGTCTAATCCGATTGCGGATTTTTCATCTTCCAGCTTTTCAATTCGGCTGATGATCTGCTGTAGCTGATTGTTCGTCATTGTTTCCCTCGTCTAAATCTACGGGACCAATCGAGTCCCTAATTGACTGTTCAAGCATGTCAGCGACCCGTTCACGCTGTAGCTCGTTGCTGACTAAGCGAGCGTAGCCTTCTATGTCTTCCCAGTGATCCGCAAAGCTGGAATTGCCAGACAAGATGCGGGCAACCTTCATCGCAATCATTTCCAATGCTTCGGCTTGTTCGTTAGCCAAATGATCCCATCCGGTAGACTGACGCATTGTGCGCTTGATAGCCTGACAAATTGAAGAGACCTCAGAATATGTGCCATGCGACTTCTGACGTTCACCAAGAAGATTACCAATGTCATTCACCTGTTATTTCCTTCCAACGCTTGATACCGTGCATGATTGTTGTGTGATCGCGGTTAAAGATTTCACCAATTCGAGGAAGCGAATATCCGGCCTCCCGCATGGCGTAATACATTTCAAACCGCACCAGCTTGTATTTTGTTTTGCGTGACTGAGACACCGCTTCAAGATACGGCATCCTGTGCTTTCTCAGAATCGGAGCGAGCAAAGGCTTCAATCGGTAGGGATATATTCCCTCGCACAGAATCTTCTCTTCCGTCTCTGGTGAAGCCTCTGGCATGAACTCTGGAACAAGGCGAACTTGAACGCGCTCAATAGGAACTGCGTTCAGCGGACTGATGACAATCTTCCCCGCTTTCATTGGAGCCTCGTACTCAATGCGATTGCGTACGGATTTGTAATGCTCTGCCCAATTCATCAGTGATACATCTCCATCAGAAGGCTTTGGGCAAGTTCCAAATTGCGTGCATAGGCAATCTCGCCGTGAACCGAGATAACCCGATAGCCACGGTCGCGAGTCTGGAGATAGCGAATTTTGCAGATGTGACCTACTTCTTTTCCGTAGTAGGTGACGGTGTAGGTATTGTCCCCGTTATTTGTCAGTTGGATCGGATTCATTTGCAACTCCCCTTGCCGAATCAACAAGAGGATACTGCCCGACAACCGTTGTAGCCGTCAACAGGAAAAATAGGGGACGGCTAAATTATTTTATTTACCCTGACACCAGCCCTCACGGCGGGCATTATTGAGGCGATTTCCCTCAATGGTCTCCTTGGTGTCCTTCTTGGAATAAGGTGTCACCGGCCAGACCTGGCAAGCAGAATCAGCAG